ATTAGGATTATTCCTCGTCTTTCTTAGTAGATGCTGGCTTTGGTGCTGGTGTGCTAACCTGCCCGATTTTCTTCAGGAAGGCTTCGTTTTCTTGTTCCCATTCGGACATATTAACTCCAGGTTGTTAGAACGGATAGTGACATCTCACAGGTAAGCAAGTCACCAGATGCAGCGTTCAGAACGCTTGGCTGGCTTATTGCTCCCACATTATAGGTCAAGGTGGATGCTGCGAGTTTATTGAACACGCCTACTAGGGCTGTTTCAATTCCATTGAGATTGCCTTCATTGTCGAATAGCGGCACAGTAATGATTATCTTAAAGTTCGCTGTAGGTGCAATCGTGTTGTGCTGGTTGTTATTTGGTTCTAGATATGGATCAGAAGGCGCAACGATTACTGAGTTAGCCAGGACTGTTGCAGGTGGGAAAGCAAAGACTTGCCACACCGCGTTATCAACTAAAGCAGTTGCAATCGTGGTTCTAAGAGTAGTGAGCGCAACTGGCATGGCCTACCCAATAAGCGATCTTGGGTCAAGCGCGTGGGCAATGAGCCCTCTGACTTTGGCCAATAATTGCGCTGACATTCTGTATGGCGATGGCTGGAAATCTACTGTGTTAGCACCATTGAGTGTTGTGGTGCGAGCCTGCCAGATTTCTACGCTTATCATCAACGCCGCATTCTGCACAGCTGTGTCTGTTGTCCAGTCTGTGTAAGTTTCCCCAGTTACTGTGCCATAAGGCTCGATAGGGTGTTTCTTTGTTGTAGTTGTGTGAGTTGTTGCCATGCTGATGGAATAAGTATCTACGGCTGTGATTGTCTTTGATCCATTGAACTTTGTGCCAGAGTTGGAAATAGTTACAGTTTGACCTACATAAAAAATCTCTAATACTTCAATGTCAAAATATAAGGTTCCTTCGCCAACAATGTTGCTGTGTGCTATTGAGAACCATTTAGGAGCCCATAGCATTGGAAGTAGGACTGCATCTGATGCGTCGCACACTTCCTGTAAAACGGCATCTGTGTACAACGTACCGACTCCAAGCGTTGTGCGGAGTTCTGAAACAGTTGTCAATGCCATGTGCAATCCTTTCTAAAGACTGGGAGTGGAGCAAGGGCTGCGCCCCACTCCCAGCGACTTAGTTTCTAACTTATTAAGTTAGGTTGAAACGGCGTAGGCCACCTGCAAAGACGGCTTGCGCTGCGATATAACCATAAAGTGAAATTTCAATCTCGCCTGTTGTTGGCACGTTAGTTGCCAATGTTAGAGCAGGAGATTCAAAAATTTCGATGGAACGTGGCTCGATGATGAATGCTGACTCATCGATTGAAGTTGAAACCATGTTTGGATCAACATAGTAATCAAGACCAAGCACGTTGCCGCGGATTGATGTTGGGTTTGCAGTTCCGCCAGCATTCATTGTTGTTGGCTGAGCATTGTAAATTGGACGACCAGTTGTGTCTGTTGCGCCGAGAAGCGTAGACCAGATGGAAGTTCCTGAAACGAATGCAGTAGCTGTGCGCTTTGTTGCATTGTAAACAGCTGGTGACTCTGTGGATACGAATGAAATTAAGCCAGCAGAATCTGCTGCTGTTGCTGTTGCCTGTGTTCCGCCTGCTGTGATTTGTGCAATTACATAAGCATCAGTTGCCTGAGCATAGCCATCGCGGAGATTTGCCAACATGATTTCATAGAAGCTTGGATCTGATCGATCAAGCAATTCTACTGAATAGCGTTGGAAGCCCATTTTCTTAATTACAGTTGCGTTTACATAGCTTGAAGTGATCGCTGTTGTTCCTGTTGGATCGCCACCTTCAGCTACAGTTGCAGCAGTCGCATTGGCTGTAATCTTAGGAATTGAAACTGTCATTCCATAAGTGCTAAGTGGACGTGAACCACCGCAAGCTTCGATAACTGGACGATCTGCATTTGTGTTTGTTGCAACATCGCGCACATATGAAACTGGTGAGAATGCTGGGTTTGTTGTGAATGAATCATCTGCTGCCAATACATATTGACGTGAATCTTCATTTCCAAGCTTTGCCTTGATTGTGTGTTCTAGATATGATCCACCGCTAATAATTGGTGAACGTGGCTTTGTGTAAGCCATTGCTGTGACAGTTGGGCGAGCAGCTTCAACCGCTGGTGCTTCAACTGGTGTTGCTTCGACTGCTGAAGTGGTTTGTTCCACGGGGGCTGTCTCGCTTTCTGTTGGTTGGGTTGTTTCTTCTACGGCAGATTCTTCCGCCGCAATATCAGTAACTTGTGCAGACTTAAAGGCTGGCTCTGTTACTAAACTTACTTCGACTAAACGAGCAGCGGATACATAAGTCACGCCGTCTTTAACCTTTGATTTCAAAACTTCAGCCCCGATACTAAGGCCACTTTGTAAGCCTTCCTCAGCAAGTATTAAAGCCTCTGTGCCGCGTTGTGAACGGCTAACTGAAAATACTGCATCGATGGAGTTCTCTGATTCGCTGAAACTTACTGCGCGACCTAAAGGCTTCTTGACATCGTGCTGGCTAAGCAACTTGATTGACTTAGCATCTGAGATTTCGATTGAACCAGATTCAAAGATTACCTTGCCATAGTTTGTTGACCCAGCTTCTACATTCAATGGCACAATCTTGCCAGATATAGTTCTGCTGGCTGAATCGGCTGTAAGTTCAGCTGTAAGGGTTACGATTTGGTTCATTCCATACCATTGCTTCCGTTAGGAGTTAGATCGGTCATTTCCATAGCCTGTTCCTGGTTAATCAAGTTAAGTGCTAGGAGTTTTTCAATTACTGCAAGTTCTTGCATTGGGTCTGTGCGCAAGAAGTTCTTGTCAATATCAAATTTGATGCAATTACCGCGAGCAGTAATATCATCCATCGACAAGCGATCTTCAATCGCTGTAATGAACGGCTGTAGAGATAATGTCAAGAATTGCTTGCGCTCATCTTGCACATTTGAATAAGTCATTGAGTTGTTCTGATCTGCTGAAACATAGTAAGCAGGCACATTGCACAATCTCGCGCATTCCGTCGCGAGGTTGAAAATTGCTTCCCCGTACATCATGTCTTTAGGTGAGAATGCAACTGGGGTGTATTCCAAAGTTGATGTGAGATAAGCAGTTGAACGATTGTTGCGAGCAGTTTTCCATGATGCAAGCAAACCTTGAACTTCTTTAGGGTCTAAGTCTGCGCCATTGTTTTTAATGTATCCAGTTGCCATTGGAGTAGCTGCTGCGACTGCTGCCGCTTTCTGGACATCGATGGCTGCGCGGATTGTTGCAACGCCGGTATTGAGAATGCCATCGCCTAATGACTGGAATGTGATTAAACTTCCCAATCCGTCCATTGGCAATGTTTTTCCATCAACTGCATAAGATTGAACATAAGTGTTTGTGCTATCAAGTTGTACTGTAACTCTGGTGTTAGCAATCCACTCAAACTTTGCTGGCCTGCCATCTTCCTGATAAACCTCGATGACTTTCCAGAATGCTTGACCATAGAATAAAAGCGAATCAACAGTCCACGCAATAGTTACTGATCGTGGTTGTGAATATGAAGGTTGCTCTAACCATGCTGGTGAGCCAAGCTCTTCATTTGTAGATTTGCGATACAACTCCATTGGAATTGCACCAATAGTGCCTGCAATTAAATTACGACATCTTTGAATTGCTGGAACTGAAATTGCATCGTTTCTGCTTACATAAGCAAATTGAAACGGCATTGTATAAGCTGCATACTCGCCTAAAACTTGGGGCGCTGACTGTGCTTCGAGAAGTGGTTTAGTTTGCAGTCCGAATGTTTGCAGAAGGCGACCCATTTAGACATCTTACCATACTTTGTCTAATTCTTGACAATTTAGGGGTGGTGTGTCTAGGCAACAATCATTGGCTTGGATTGTGGCTGAGATAGTTTGGCTACCAACATCACTAAACTGATTGGCGCAACGATTGGCCCAGAACTTGCTTTTCTAACGATACGCCATGAACTGTCTGTGCTTTTCGCTCCGCAATTGTTCATCTGTTGATCTAAGACTTCTTGTCCGGCATGTGCTACTCGTTTATTGTCAATAGCATCTTTAAGGGTTGAGCAGGCGGCATAGAAGTCTGGCCCGACTATTGTTTCTACCATTACGCCTGCATTCTGTAATCTTTCGGCTACAGCTAATGTCGAGTATCGATCGTACAAAACTAAACGCGGTTTGTACTGATCGCACCATCCTTTAATATCTGCTGCAATCTTTAATTCATCGACTGAGATAGGAGATTCCCAAGTCTGAACAAGTGACACGCCAATTCGACCATCTGGCAAGATTTGACCTGCCATAAGAGCTGCGTTCCTTCTGCTCATGTCAATATCAAAGGCAAACATGGTTAATGGCCCAGGGAACATTTCCATAGAACGATCACAGATATCTTCCCAAGAATTAGGAGTCCAGGGTGATGTCAATGACGAAATCCACTGGCAAAGGGTTTCTGTTCTAGCAGCTTCTATTGTGGATGTTGCGATTGTTTCCTCGATTGCCGTTTCATCGATTAAATATCCAAGGCTTGGATTGGCCATTGCCCACGCCTTACGATCCCAGATATCACAGAATGCTGGTGCTGAGTATTCGTAGAATCCCAAAGACTTAGGCGGATAACTAAGACATTGCTCATGTAGGTCATTTAGGACTTTGCTAAACGCATCACCAGCATTAGATGTAAATATGCGCTGAGAATTAGGGCGCGTTAATGTAACGCTCTTTGAAGCATCCATTGCAACTTCTGATACTTCGCGTAATTCGTCAATCCAAAGAAGATCAGCTGTGCGACCACGCGCTCCATCGGATGTAGCTGCTACAACTTCTATTTGCCCACCAGATTCTAAGATTATGCGTTCTTGACCGTTGGTTCTATAGACACCTTTCTTAACGCTGCCACCTTTAAGTTGAGCAAGAAGAAAAGCATTGCGTTCTATGATATCGACCATGATATTAAATGACTTCAATGCCATCGATCTATTAGATGACATAATCAAGATATCTTTCTCGCCAAAGCAGAATAGGCCTGCCAATACACGCATTCTTGCTAAATGGCTTTTTCCGGACTGCCTAGCGATTAGAAGTAGAATGCTGCGCTTAATAAACATGTTCTTAGCATCCACAGTTAGCATGTCTTTTAAAATTAGCGACTGCCATGCTAATAACGGCATCCCAATACTCTCAGCAAATTTCTCGACCTCATCAACGCGAGATTTACCTTTAAGCCAGGGGCTATGAAGCCTCGGTTTCAAATCCCCTACAAGCTTCTTTTTAGT